GCTGTCAATGCGTTTGTTGACATACGAACGCCTTCAACGAGTGAACCCGCGAAGCCGAGGTTGTTGTAACGCATGAAGTTGATCTGTAGACCAGGTGCGACGCCTAGTTCTGTCTTCTTAACAGCAAACTGTTCGAAGCGAAGGATAGGCATTGACTGGAATAGAATTTCCTTAGACCAGATGGTCTGAATTGCTTGTGTAAGCTGGCTGTTAGCGCCAGAATACGCTGTAGGTGATGCGGCGAGATTGCCGGTACCTGTTACGGCTGATGCCATGTCGGTGTTACTCCTTAGTTAGTTTTGATTGAATAGGTAATTTTTATTACCCGAAGATTCCTTTACCGCGGTCAGATGCGGCTTTACCCAACAACTTCCCACGATATTTTGCGTACTCGGTAACCGACATAGCGGCAATTTGATCCGCCGTGAACTGTTGTTGATCCGAATTGGTGTCCATAGGTCCGCTAGGGGGAGTTGTTACGCTCGTCCCCTTCATTTCTTTACGTGCAGTCTGCATAGCAGATTGCGCCGATTCCAGGATTCGTGAGCTACGCTCGCGCAGTCCTGTAATACTTTGTTCGATCTCTTCAGGGTTATTTCCTGAAATTAGATCTAAGAGCTCAGGCATAATGTTGTCCTGCTCTTCTGATATGCGACGATTGCGGAACTCATTAAGTTCTGCATATTGACGCTCACGCTCTAGAAGAGTAAAAGCACGCTCACGTTCAAGCTTTTCTACTTCTAACTTCTGAGCCCACTCTTGTTCTTTACTCTCAAGAAGTGCTCGTACGTCCATTTCAGATTCAGCCTTTTTCTTGGCATCAGCTTCAGCGGCATCTTTGGCTAGTTGGGCCTCAGCAATACGCTCTTCTCGTTCTTTCTTGAGCAAATTCAATTCATCTTTTAGAGAATCAATTTGTGGATACAATTTTGATTTCTCTTGCTCACGTACTTTTTGCAAGTCTATTTCTGTGTAAGACTTTTCAGTAGGAGTTACTAATGGTGACGGTGTTGCTTTTGTTGTCTGTGGTGTTGTTTCAGAAGCAAAAGCTTCTTGAGCAACAGAATTTTCAACAAGGTTTGTTGTTTCTGACATGTGTATTCCTTAGGTGTAAGAGGTCGTTGTCCGAATTAGTGCCACGATGACCTGCGGATATGTGGTATTAGACTTGCAAATTTTTTATTATTTGTCAGCCTAAATTTATTCTGGTTTATCTTCGTCCGGCATACGACGTTGTGGAATCTTAGTTCCGTATGCTTCAGTAACGAGATCTACCTGTGTTTGTTGTAGTTCTTGTAGGACGCCCTCTTCCATAGGAGTAATAACTCCTGGCTGGCCGAATGGTCCTGGTCCAGTTCCATCGCCTGGGGTAGAACCTGGAGGCATTGTGCCATCAGGAAGCATCCCAGTTAAAGAAGTGATAGACGCTGAAATTTGATTCTTGATCAATTGTAGAGCTCCATCAGCCTTTGCATCGGCTATAAGCTCTGAACGGATTTCTTCAAGCTTTTCGTCTGGGAATTCTTCTCCTAATTGACGAAGAGCTCCTTCCCGACTTTCTAGTCCCATACCCATTTTTGTTTGAATTTCATTCAAAACAATTAGCTTATCTAGGGGGAGTGGGGGTGGAAAATGTACTTGAGACTCATAAGTAATAGGACTATTAGGGTCAAGCTGATCTAGTTGTATCCCCATTTTAATTGGGCCGTTTACTAGGGGATTGTAGGTAAATACTTCAGGTTCTTTAAAGGCAAGGGTAAGAAGAACTAATTCATTAATCCTGCGCATACCTTCGCCATATTGAATCATCTTTTGTTGATAGCGATTCATCAAGGGTTGGAATTGGATGGAAAGAGCAACTCCCGAGGTATTAGATACAGGTTGCACTTGTCCCAACGCAGTTTCTGGAACACCTACCATTTCATGCATGGCCGTTTTAATTACCTTAAGGTATTCCATAGCACCTTGAAGGCCTTGTCCGCCGCCCTCTAGGTTAAAGACTTGAGCGTCTTTTGGTAGCCCGCCCCAGACCTTTTTAGGTCCCTTTTCTAGGGACGAGGCCTTAGCGCCGGTAATTACTGTAACCGGGGCCGCATGGTAGTTAACAATGTCCGCGATATCTGTTGCTACTTCGTTATAGTTACGATTAAGAACAATGATGTCGTGGCAATCGGAAAGTCCCCATGGGGATCCAGAAACACGTACGTTAGGTATGTGAATAATAGGTACTACGCCGATAGGGTTTGGTCGGCTATCAATAATCTCGTCATTGATGTATTCCTCAATGCGATCATCGGTAAGAATTTCTGTGTAGGTATAGACCTGTCTAGTTCCTTCGGCAGATGTGCCCCAAAAACGATATTTAAGTTTAAATCTGATTAAGCGAGAACGGTCGTGCGGGTGGAACTCGGGAAATGCAAAAGATGAGTTTAAGGGAAGAATACGTACTCTTCCTGGATGTGATCGTCCTACGCTGTCTACGTAAGCTTCTTCATAAGCTACTTTTACAAAACAGTCTCCGGATACTCCGCCTTGCTGTCCCATTTCCCACATAACAGAATGCTTATCATTATCTGTTTCCCACACTCGCTTTAGGATGTCGGGAATAATTGCTTCTGTTTCTGAGGGGCTACGAAAAGATGCGCCACGACCAAAAGTAAAGTTAATGATGTAATCGGTAAATGCACGATAGTAGTTGTATACCATCTGTGATTCGCCTATCTCACGGCGGTATGACCAGTGATGGCCTAAATACATGGCCCAATTAAGTGAATAACGGTTTAGGCGTGGACCGTGAACTTCAAACTCTTCATCAGCTAGTTCTACAAGACCTAGCGGAGAAATAGAAATTGTTAAATCAGATGACGCAGCCCTGTACGACGGAGGACTAAAATCCATACCACCACTCACAGGCTATTACTCCCTGACTTCATATTTGCCCCCACCCAGTAATTAATTAATAAATCCGCGTTGTTTGTTTTTTCTTTTAGCTTCTGCAAGTTTTCTTTTTTTAGCGTCTTCCGCATCTTTTTGTAGATCTCGCAAATTTGCAGGTATGTCATTTTTTGAATCAACATACTGCCCTCCTTGCCGAGTGTATTCGGCACTTACCCATTTAGCTCCAGGAAAACTTAAATTATCACTATGTGATGGAAACTTTGCTTTAGCTTGACCTATTAATAAATCCCAAAGTTTTTGATTTTGGGGTATTGGCTTTGCCATAGTTCCTCCTGAAGTAAGGTACTCAGCCCTGGAGAAGGGGTACAGGGCTGAGTACTCTCACAGTCTAGTACATTTAGTCAGCTACGGATGCAGGATTCATACGCTGATAGCGTGAACCTGAGCGAATAACTTCCTCAATAACAACCTCTGAGTGATCTCCAAAGTTACCTTGTGAATACTCAGCAAGATATGTTGGAGCTTCTACCCAAGCCGCTGAACCAACGTGTGCACGCTGCTTCATTGTTTCTTCTGGGTACTTCTCAAACACATTGTTATTGTGATTTGGTCGGCCTGCTGGGGTGTCATAACCCTGGTCAAGACCTAGTTGGAAGTCGTTCGGTACATCTGTATCGGTTGCAATACCCTCTTCAAAACGAAGTGGACCGCGAAGTCCTGGTGTTGCAGGCGACATCTTGCGCTCGTATGTTGCGCCAACCTTTTCAGGAAAAGAAGGGGTTGGAGCGATGTTTTCTTGTGCCATGCTTTATTTCTCCTATGCATAGGGATGAGGGTCCTCAGGTAAAAGTATCGACCTATTTAAGATCTTTAGGTACCTAAACCTTAAAAAAATGGGGAGGAGCTGACCTCAACCGTAGGCATAACCATATCTTGGGTTAAAGAACATGCAATGGCTAAAGAGTCTACAAAATCGTCGTGGGCGTGAGCCTCATCCGGTGCAGCCACCAAAAAGTTGGGCCCTTTGTATTTAACTTCTGCGTCCGTCATTTGTTGAAAAAACTTCTTCCAAAGACGTAGTCTACGCGTCTTAGCGTGGGCTGGCCAAGAAACCATTTGACGTTGAATTAGCGCCTGTAAGTGTTTCCAACGTTTTGATTGTTCCGTTGGGCTTGAAGTAATAGCGATAACTTCGGCTCGGGGCATGAGTACCTTTAAACGTCCAGCAACAGCGTCTCCCACACCATTGGAGTCAACACCGATGGCCAATACGTCGTAGTTGCCTAGAAAGTTAACAATTTGAAAATACTGTTCTTCCCAGTCGTCCCCTTGAATTTCTAACCAATTTAAAACTCTATGGTCGTAGTATCCAAATTCATCTGGTCGGTCCCAATCAACCCACACGACGGTTACTACCGTAGAGTCAATTTTACGAGCGGGGTCAATACCCACCACAACTGGGGATCTGTGCCAGCTTTTTACAAGTTCCTGTGACGTATCCCCTAGCTCTTCCATTATGGAGGAAGTAATAAACATTCCTCGCTCTAAGAGCCATTTACAATTATAAGAAAGTTGAAACTCGTCGGAATCTTCTCCAATTCGAAGCATTTCCTTACGAATAAACTTTTCATAGTTAGCGTTGAATTTAGCTACGTCATGCCAGTCCCATTGAAAATGGTTTTGACGTTTTCCGCGTTCGGTTTGTCTACGTTTATTTAATTGTATGGCGCGGTAAAAATTGTTCTTAAAAGTTGTGGGAGTTCCCGTTTTTACGATAGTGGCGTTGTAGTACGCACCCATAGGAGCAATTGACTTAGATACCACAAAGTCGTCTGCTTCTTGGCACTCATCAATGATAATTAGATGGAAAGATTTAGATTCAATTTTTGCACGTGGGTTAGCTGTCATCATCATAAGAGTTGACCCAGAGTTCTTAAGTTTAATGTTTCTAACAACTCCGGGAGTCTTTGTAGCCATATCGTCGATCTCAGGGTCGCCAAGGACTTCTAACGCTCGTTCTGAAGTTAAACGGGAAACTGTACGTCCGTATAGGGTTTCTACCTGTGATTGAATAGGTGCGAACATGCCTACCCAAATACCGTCTCCAAACTTACCTAATAAGTCTGGGTACATGCGGGCAAGGCGTGGAAGAATAACCATAAGAGTTGCTACGGTATTTGCAATGGTTTCAGACTTGCCTGACTGACGAGAGGCTAATGCGGTTACTTCTTCGCCATCGTTAATGATCACTGATTCGATAATTCGCCTAGCCAAGGGTTCTTGATACGCGTGGAGTTCATGCCCGACTAAAAGCTTCATAAAAGACATAATTTTGTCTATCAACACCGACACAAACTCTTTAGA